AAAAGCATCTGCGTGTTACGACGACAGACCAAGACGATCTGATCACGATCTATCTGAAAGCCGCCACCGACTTTATTGATGGCGAGTGGGGATTTCTCGGTCGCGCTATCGTCACGCAAACGTGGCTGCTGACTATCGACGAATTTCCTTCCGGGGAAATCCGCATCCCTCTGCCGCCGCTGCAAAGCGTCAATAGCGTAAAATACGATGATGGCGCTGGCGTCGAGCAGACGGTTGCCTCCACCGATTATTATGTCGATACCGCGAGCGAGCCGGGCTGGGTTGTCCCCGTTTCGAGCGTGAGCTGGCCGACGCCGCTCGATGCGATCAATTCGGTGCGCGTCGAATTTGTTGCTGGCTATAGCCCCGACAGTTCCTCGCCGCCCGATCTGACGGCAAATATTCCTTTCAATATCAAAGCAGGGCTATTGCTGCTCGTCGGCAATATGTTCGAGCGTCGCGAAGAAAACGTAGAAGGCATTATCAGTACGCTTCCGTTCGGGGCGGACATGCTGCTGCGGCGGCATAAGATCGACAAGAGCATGGCGTGAAAGGTGAGCGGCCAGATTGGTATCCGGATTGGGCGGGGCAATACGTCGCGGTGATAGGCGGCGGTGCTTCCGTCAAGCGCAGCGATATCGATAGCCTGAGAGGCCGCCTGCGCGTCGTCGTTATCAACGAAAGCTATCAGCTCGCCCCTTGGGCGGACGCGCTCTATTCCTGCGACTATAAATGGTGGAAGCTGCGCTGGAATCTTGTCAAAGATTTCAAAGGTTTGAAGGTTACGCAGGACGCTTTAATCGTGCGCGAGCATCCCGAGATCAAGCGGCTACGGCTGCGGGACGGGACGCCAGGGCAACCGATAAAATACTTCCTGATGGACGAGTGGGGCGTTATTGGCAGCGGGCAAGGCTCCGGATTTCAGGTGGTAAACTGGCTGGCGCAAATAGGGGTTGCGGGAATCGCCTTGCTCGGGTTCGATGGCTGCATAATCAATAACAAAGTCCACTGGCACGGTAGCCATCCAATCGAGCTAACCAATCCGGATAACAGCACTTTCGTCGCTTGGAAAACTTGGCTGGAAAATGCCGCGCCGAAACTGCACGAACTGGGAATCGAAGTGATCAACACGTCGATGTTTTCAACGGTCGGCCGATTTCCTCGCATCGAGGTCGCGGCGACAATGGCAAGGTGGGGACTATGATCAAATTATTCGTCGGCTGCTCTGCGAATGGTGAAGATGCCGAAGCGCAAGCGCTGCTCGAATATACGCTGCGAAAACATCATCCCGAGAACGACATCGAGCTCACGTGGATGATGCTTTCGAAAGACAGTTCCTCGCCGTGGTATTCGAACCCGGCAAGACAAGAGGGATGGAACACGAAAGGATGGGCAACGCCGTTCTCCGCTTTTCGATGGGCCATCCCTCACGTCTGCAATTTTGAAGGCCGCGCGATCTATACCGATGTCGATAAAGTTTTCATGGCCGATATCTTTGATCTCTGGAATCAGCAAATCCCTCCCGGCAAATGTCTGTTGATGAAAGACGACAAACATTCCTGCGTGATCCTCTACGATTGCGCAGCGGCGAAAAAGTATATCCCCGCTTTCGAAACGCTGCGGCGCACTGAGGGCATGTATCGAAATGTCAGGCGGACTATCGGTGGCGCCGCAGCGAACTTTACCGGCAACTGGAATTGTCTGGACGGCGAAAACTATCCGACGCTGGCGCATCCCGATATCAAGATCATTCATTTTACGAAAGTAGAGACGCAGCCACATTTGAAATGGGCGCTGCCGCGATTAAAGGCCAAGGGCAAGCGCCACTGGAACCAATGGACGCTTAAGGCAGAACAACCACTGCCGCACGCGCGTAAGGACGTTCAGCCGCTCGTCGATCAGCTTTGGGAAGAAGCGCAGGCGGCGGGATATACCGCCGAAAAATACGAAGCGCTGGCGGCTAACTTTGGCAGCTATGATGCGGTAAGGGGAGGGCAACGTGCCGCGTAAAAAGGAATCGCATGTCGATTGGGCGGCATGGGTTCGTTCATTCGGCGCAGCGGGGCTCGCATTTATCGGCATCCTGATCGCGTTTTATTTCACTACAAAAGACAAGCTCGATTTACACGAGAAAAACTTTACCGAGATCGGTAAAAAGTTCGATAGCTTCAATGCGACGCTGCAACGTAATTACGATGATTGGGCCAAGCAAAACAAAAACGATCAGGAGAAAGCCGAAAGGGTGCGCGAGCAATTTATTGCATCGTTTAATCAGTTCGGCATCGCCAGCGCGGCGATGAAAGTTCAAGTGGATAACGTTTCGAAGCAGCTTGAAGCCATAACGAATAAGCTCGACAGCGTGCAAGACGTTCAACGGCAGAACACACGGAGGCCGGAGCGATGATGTCGTTTCAGGAAATCTTGGAAGGCGTCACGCGCCATCGCGCTATGCCTGTTGACGCTGGTGACTTCGATACCCTCAAACTTGATCTCCGAAGAAAAATCGACGAGATCGAATGGGCGCTGCAAGCGCTCTGCGAAAATCTGCGCGACAGCGAGACGCCATAATGGCGCGAGACCCCTATAGCTGGACGGACAAAGGTGTACAGCGTCGGATTATTTCTCACAGCGGCTTTCGCCTTGATGGTCTTGGCGATCTTTTACCTCGGGCTGCGGGAGCGTCTGTATTCGATGTGGGATGCAATCGCGGTCATGTCTGCTTTGATCTTATGCACCACGGCGCTTCTGTACTTCACGGGTGCGATAATTCTGCCGAAACAATCCGGCACGCAAACGAACTTTTCGCCGACTATCGCCACGCTCAATATAAATTTGAGGTTGTCGATCTGAGTATAGGCGGCGCTGCGATTACTAAAGCGTTCGGTGAGCAGCGCTACGACATCACGCTAATGCTGGCCGTCTACCACAAGCTGCGCCGCGTCATGCCCCTGCACGAACTTGTGGAGCTTGTTGGATTTCTCGCAGAACGGACGACAAAGTTTTTTGTCTGGCGCGGATCGCGCGAGGAACTGCCAGAGTTTGAGCCAACACTGATCGCGGAGGGGTTTAGGCGCGTCCACTATTCGGAAATCTGCGAGATCATGTTGCGGGAATACACCGAGACTGTCGCTCAGCCCGCCGCTATCTGGTCGCGCCTCGATCCTCGAGGAACGCTGTGAAGCGCATCCAAGGGATTTATTTTCCGGATGCGGAGATGCATCTGCAAACCGTATTCGGGCCGCAGATCGATGGCAGGGCGACTTACCAATACCACAAGCTTGAAGCCGCGATGCGATATGTAAAGCGCTGGCGCTGCGCTATCGATGTCGGGATGCATGTTGGTTTGTGGGCGATGCATTTAGCGAAGCGGTTTGAAACAGTGATCGGTTTCGAGCCGGTCGCAGAGCATATCGAATGTCTGCATGTGAACATGCTGGGGGTATCAAACTTTGCTGTCCACCAAATCGCGCTCGGGCACCGGGCTGGATCGGTCGGATTAAAGATATTACCCGGCAGCACTGGCAGCACGCAGATTGATGAGGACGGCCAAGGCATCCAAATGCGGACGCTCGATAGCTTCGAATTTCCCGCTGTCGATTTTTTGAAGATCGATGTCGAGAACTATGAATACTTCGTCGTGGAGGGCGGCGAGAAAACAATCAGGCTGCACAAGCCCATTATCGTCATCGAGCAAAAAGGCGATAAGACGCGCAAGCATAAATCTGTTTATGGCAAGGAACGTCACGATGCAAAGCTGCTGCTGGAATCGTGGGGCGCTCGCCAGTTGTTCGAAATGAATGGCGATCACTGCATGGGTTGGTAGCGATGGGATACGGCGACGAAATAATGGCGACGGGCCTTGCCCGCGGACTGCGCGATAAAGGCAAGCTCGCCGCGTTTGGCGATGGCAAGAAAATCGTTTGGGGTCCATGGTCGGAAGAAATGTTCAGAAACAATCCGAACATCGCGCACCCCAGCATGGCGCATCAAAGCAATCTCATTTGGATACCGCACTATAAAGGCGCTCGTCTGTATAACGTCCAGAGCTTCGATAAAACGAAATGGATTTGGAATTATGATTTTCGGGCGAAACCCGGTGAGTTCTTTTTTGATCAATGGGAGCGCTTGAAGATCGACGAATTAAAAAAAAGCCATATCGATTTCGTCGTGATCGAGCCAAACGTCCCATGGCAAAAGACCGTCGCGCCTAACAAGGATTGGGGCGAGCAAAAATACCGGCAGCTTTGCCGACGCTTGCGCGATCAGGGGATAAGCGTGATTCAGTTCGTGCACAAAAACACACGACGGCGCTTGGATGGCGTAGCTACGATGGAGCTTAAAAATTTTCGCGACGTGATCGGCGCTTTATCGCTTGCAAAACTTTACATCGGTCCAGAGGGAGGGATGCACCATGCATCGGCTGCGGTCGGAGTTGATGCTGTCGTGCTCATGGGCGGCTTTATACCGCCGCTGGTGGTCGGATATGCTGGCAACGCAAATCTTACAGGCGGTGCAAAAGCGTGCGGGAGCATCCAGCCATGTTCGCACTGTATGGAAGCAATGAATCGGATATCGGTTGACGAAGTTTTCGAAGCAGCAATGGCGAAGCTCCAATGAAATGCGAAACATATATGTTGCAGGATCGCTCCGAGAT